GATATGCAGCGAGGTATTGAGTCTATGGTGCCGGGGGCGGTACGTAATGGCCTTAAAGCAATCCGTTATACAGAAGAGGGCGCACTCACCAGACGTAAAGATCCTATCCTTGATGACATCACCACAGGCCAGTTGTTCTCTCAAGTAGTAGGATTTGCACCTGCTGACTATGCTAGACGACAAGAGGAGAACCAAGGGCTTAAGCGTATCGAAAATACTATTCGCAACAACCGTTCGTCGCTACTCAGGAAGTACTACATCGCCATGCGTATGCAAGATTACGAAGAAGCGAGAGAAATCAGAAACGAGATGTTGGCCTTCAACAAACGTATTGGTGCTAGATTCCCGAAAGCAGTCATAACTGCCGATTCGGTAGCGCGTTCGATGCGATCTCACATGAAAACATCTGCCACCGCACACAACGGTATAGCACTAAGTCCTATGTTCCGAACGGCATTACAAGAACATTTAGAAGATAACGAACCAATAGTGTTGTCTGACTAGCTCTCTGTCTCCATTCGTTTGTGCTGCTCTTTATCTAGTATATTTAGAACAGTTAAGACAAACTGATCGTCAGACGCATCTAGTTTTTTCGTTTCGCGCAGTTTAACTAACGTCATCCACGCCTGTAACAAGTCACTTCTTGTCAGTTTCATAGTCATGAGTGCTCCTTGGATGAGGAGTTAAGAAACCCCCTCCGAAGAGGGGGCGCTCGTAGGAGCAGGAGGATGACAGAACGAAATTGAGAAGGAGGACGAACTGTCGAGCAAAATATATCACAACATTCTCCATATACGAACCCCTAGTTTTGCATCCTCTATCCTAACTCTAGTCTCTATACGCCAGCCTTTCTGTTCTGTTATTAACTTAACCTGACGTACTGTTTCAGGGGTATTGATGCACGGGACAAATATAGATGTACCGACACTCATCTTCCCCCAGTCTATTACAATCCGAACCCCATCAGGGGACAGATCATACGTTCTCAATACTCCCTTCTTCATCACCAGCTCCAGAGAACTGAACTACTAACACATCTGTCGGGGGCATATTTAATGGCGTACCCTTGCTTAGCCGCATCTTTATACGCTTGGCCCCCAGTTTTTCAGTAAGGTCATGTACAAATGCCGCATAGTTTATCTGCTGTTCCCCACACCATATCCGCAACGGTTTAGGTACTAGGTATAATTTATTTATATCAGTCTCATACCTAGCCACCAACCGGTTTCGGGGTATAGCTTCTGGGAGAATAATTGACTCCATAGGCGTACCGTCCTGCTTACGAAGGTCGCTGGTGCTTTTGATCCGCAGTATGTTGTCGTAGTGTTCATTAACATACTCATTCAACGTTTGTTCAATAGATACCGCCATATCCTGTGCCCTCGACTTGTTATCGTTAAGCATATCTATGGCCCAATTTGTAAGCGCAGGAATGTCAAACCGAATTAGGTCTAATTGACTAGCAATGACTGCCCCCGCCAAAGTCATAGTTGCATACACTGACCAGAATCGGTTTTCTGAGGAAAGCTCTGCTCGTCTATCTACCCTGATCTGTATCTCTTTGATCAGACGTTTCACCTCTTCAACATTGTTGATCACATACTGAACGAATATAGGTCCAGCATGCCCGTAACATTTACCTAATGCGCGACTGAATTCGTCAGTTTCTGATTTGTCAGAAGAACCCTTAAAGAGCTTTTCTGCACGTACTTCTAATATGCGCTGTGCCTCCGCATTAGGGTTATCTTTCTTCAAGCGGATACGTTCTATAAAGCTAGTATTACCTGTTGTTATCGCAAGTAAGCTCCATGATTCCCCTCGTGCCCGCTCTACGTTCCCTCCGCTAACTAACCTGTTCCTCTGTTTACCAGTGGTAAATTGCAGAGCCAAGGCACTCAATGCCTCGCTTTTGGCGTTTGTAAGTTCGTCAATTAGTAAGGGCAAACTATGCAGCACCTCGGATCGGTTCATCTGGCTGTTGCCCGTATCGCCTTGATTAATCACTAGCTCGCCGGGGTCACCCCATATAGACGCTGCTGCTCTCATGGCGGTGGTCTTACCTAGCCCAGAGTCTTTACTGTAAATATGTAGTGCTGCACACGCTATGTCATCTACAAAATGCACAAGTGCCGAACCGAACCCCGCACAGGTAGCAAATTGGTGTAATTGAAATCCGGGCCGGTTGTAGAAATCAATAACTTGTCGCCACTCGTCTAAGGTACCTTCAGGTTGAAAGTACGGGAACAGACTCATAGTAGTCTTCGACGGTGGGTTAAACCGCACCTCATCTTTCAAAATTATCTGGTTACCGAGTACAAACCCTGTGGCTTCGTCATCGATCCAGCCAAACTGCCTGTAGGCTTTATCTGCCATCTCTTTCTCCTGTAGTTCATTTACCCACGTTGTTACGTATTCCATAAGTTTATCTACCTTCGCTATAGCCACCCCGTGCATGGACATGCTCTTTCTAAGTTCTTCTCTAGAAGTTACAGACGTAAGCGGTACCGTAAATTCCCGCACACCATCTCTTGGTAAGTGCAAACGCAACACTATAGACTCCCCTAGTTCTATATCGACTATGCGTTTAACTACATAGAGGTCGTTATGGTAAATGCGTTCTTCGTTCTCGTTCCCCTCCGAATCCTGTGAGCGTATATAAACGCCGCCGTTAGAGCCGCGTAGGTAGGGGTAAGGATATTTAGGTATAACGAATGTGTTAATAGGGGTGTTAGGTAGATCTAAAGCAGGTGCCTCAACTACGTATTCTTCCTCTGTAGCTTCCTTTACACGCTTTCCGATATGCAAAGGCGATCTATATTTACCCCTATTTGGGCAGTGTAAACACGTTTCTGGCTGAATCTCTTCAAACCTAGCGCAAGTGTATCGTTTGTCAGAAGTTAACTTATCCCATTTAGCGTCGGTCTCTTCTGGGTCATACCCGTCATATCCCTTAGAGATCTTGTGAGCTTTTTCTCTGGACCCATCGCTACACGCTTTCAGTACCGACAATACGCCCCGCCAAATAGGTTCTGATACCTCGTTAGGGTTAGTTAACGCATTGTGTATTTGGGTGCAGCCATCTCCTTGACTGGTCTTGCGTAGGATATCTTTGAAACGATACTCGCGGTTTGACAACGCTGCGTTCATCACCGCGTTGGCTCCATCCAGTCTCTTTGTGGGAACTGGTATCACATCATTTCCGAGCGATCTCGAAAACAAATCAAAGTCAACAAGATTGGGTAGGTGTGTCCCAATAAAGTCTACCTCTGCTGGGATGTCTGGTTTGTAATTATGGGTTTGGGGTACCCGCAACACTCGTGCAGCGTCCGCCGTGACAGCGGGATCTGCTAAAAAGTTATTATCCGCACACAACTGCTTCAATTTAGTGGCTACAGGTAGCCAGTCATCTAAAGGTACGGCTTCGGATAACACCCAATAAACGTGGACACCACGCCCAGAGTTAATCATTAAAGGGCGTGGCAAATTAAATTTAGTACAAAATGTCTTTAGTTGAGATATCGCTTCCTTCTGCGATACAAAATCTTTCGATGGGCCACAATCAAGATCTAGAAAAAACGACTTCAAAGATTGTACGTTATCTACTTTACGTGAGTTAGCTTCCTTGAAACTAGCTAGTGCGAAATAAACATCATAACCCTTTGTATCCAAGTCCTGTGCCGCATCAATCAGGTCATCTACGGAATCAAAGAACTGCTGTGATCTTTTATCGGCAGATGATTTGGATGCAAATACACAATACGACCCGTTTTTCGGTAGCGCCTCCTTTAAAAATATAGCTGTTTCCATGAGATAGATCCGAAAGACACCACGGCAGGGGCAGAGTCACGCCCTTTTCGACTAGTCTAGCCGTGGATACTGTTGAATGAATGGGCTTCTTCTTGTTAAAGCCCAAATTAATTAGGACTAATCGTCCCAAGCATCAACAAGGTCACTCAGATCCGCTTTCTCTTTGGGAGCAGCGGTTTTAACTTTCATCGCTTTCTTCTTCGGTTCTTCGATGATGTCCTCCACATCATCTACTGCTGCCTCTACCTCCGAACTAGATTCGGTATCTAGATCAAAGAACGGGCTTTCATCTTCAGTAGATCCCTGACTGTCAAACCCATCAACTTCTTCAAACGGTGAAGACACTTGCATAGGTACGTATTTGATAACCTGTACGGCACGCAAACGAAGTGAAACCCCAGAGTCGCGCATGTGGTAAGGAATTAACACAACAGCGATATTTACCGTACTTCCAGTTGTCAGTTGGAAATCATCTGGCAGGATCTTGTTCTTAGCGTCATACTGCTTCGGCTTTGCAGTAACATCCTTTCCGTACGCACCCTTAAGTTTTGCCTTACCGATATACATACCGTCATCATCTTTGGTGAAAGGCACTGGGAACTTTTCGGGCCACTTAGCCTCACGTTTTTCCTTATAAGCCGTAGCCATCGCGGTCATTAATGCTTTCGCTTGCGTCTCGTTCATCTTGAAGGACATTTCGTATGACGCGCCATCATCAGTTGGGTCACACGGAACGCTTCGGTTTTCACTGCTGTCGAACTTATATGTCCGATTAATCCGAGGGTAAAGCGCCTCTACACCTTTAATTTGATAAGTCATTTATGTTTTCTCCAAACATTAGTCATTAAAAACGAAGCCATCTACTTCAGAAAATGGTGATGCACCCGCGTCCTCCAGTGGAACTACATTTAAAGTAATTGCTTTCGTAGTATCAGGATGCTTCATCATGGTCTGTATGGTTTCGTACTCCTGCTCTTCTAGTGGACGTATAGGTCTGAAGAAGAGTTTTGGTAAGTCGCTTTTAGGGTCGAAAAATATCTTCGTCACCACAGCGACTATTGGGGTGTTCTGCGCCTCTAAATACCTAGCGTAGGCTTTCAAAGGCATGTTCACCCCAATCGCGTCCCCAAAAATAGAGGGTGAGGATAGCTGTAGCTGATAAACTGTTTCCAGATCATCCTCTATCACTACGGCCAATCGTTGCACAAATTTACATGCTCGACTTTGGCCCGCACCGGACCCCTTTATGTTGTGGACACAATCTAAACAACGCCCCGCTTGCCTCTGTTCTGCTGGAACATCTACGGCGGGAGTGTCTGTATCTGAAGACCAGCAAGTCGGTAGCGCGACCTTATCAGGGTCATAAGCATCCGCGTAATAAATACGGGACATGTAGGCTACACCAACCACTACTACATTTACAGATTCTTCCGCTATTTCAGGCAGACCTTCAAAACGGCGGTTGCGTATACTGATTCTTTTGAGTGTCTCGCCCATTAATAGTCTTCATCTGTTTCTAGTTGAGGGACGGGTTCTTCATCACCGCTGATGTCATTCCAACTATTTGGTTTAACTTCCTCATCTTCAGCGGCAGTCAAAGCCTCGGTGATAGCGGCCAGATTGAACCGATAGGTTGAACCTATATGGATATAGGTACTTTTGGGGATGATCCCTGCTTTCAACCAACCACGTATGGTGGCTTGGTTTACCTTGAAATGTTTTGCAACATCTGCGATAGGGACAAAGGGGCTACTCATTTTTTGGGTCTCCTTACAGAGATAGTGTAGGTTGAATCCGAATTAAGCCCTTTCGGTAACTTATCGGGGTTTGCCTCTAGGAACTCACGCACGTTCTTCTGATTGAGGCGTTTGTCGAAGAACTCAGGTACCTTGTTATCGAGTATGAACTCGTACATCGATTCCCAGTCGTTCGTCCAGAAGCTCTGCTTAACCGTTCGGTAAAACAGCCCCTCCTCAGTCCTCACGCTATTGACGTTATGCTCTTTGCAATGCTCTAACAAAGCTAACTTGATTTTGTCACGCGCATCTGAAAGGCGTTGATATTCCTCATCAAAAGCCTTCTTTAATTCAGAACGTTTAGCAGTTATCTTTAGATAAACCTTGGTTAGCTTATCCACAGACAAATGACTATCCTCTTCCATTTCGATCTCCTTCTCTAGTCGAACTGTAGAATATAGTGTACTTAAATTAATTATGCAAGTATTTCGTTGTATAAGTCTATAATTTTTGTATGTATGTTTATTTTGTTATCAAGCATTCTATAAACGTGTTTTTCTATTGCAGACCCTTGTAGCTGTACCACAGTACACTTATGGTCTTGACCCGATCTGTGCACCCTAGCGTTGGCTTGGGCATAGGTTTCTAGTGAGCTTGTTGGCCCCCACCAGACCACCGTATTTGCTGCTGTCAGCGTTACACCGTGTGCCGCAGCTTGGGGTTGGATTACTAGAACGCGGGGGTCATCACTGATCTGAAATCGTTTGAATATGTCAGTTCGATTAGGAGCCGATACGTCCCCTCTAATAATTTCGGTAGTAATCCCATCACTTTTTAACTTCTCCACCAGCATGTCGATGACGTGCTTAAAAGGTACGAACACCAACACCTTCTTACTGGACTCATCGATGACTTCACGTAGGACTTTATAGCGATGCTTGATGTCGAACTCTAGTGACTCACCCTTGTCGGTGTACACTGCGCCACAAGATATTTGCAGTAACTTGTTCATGTTAACCGCCGCATTTGCTGCTGTAACTTGTTCGCCAGCGGCATCCATTACCATGCGGTCTTTCAGGATTTTGTAATACTTGATCTGCTGTCGAGTAAGCTCTACCTCACGTTTGGTGTACACCATATCTGGAAGGTCTAAGCATTCCTCCTTGGTAAAACGGATTGCGGGTTGCAACACTCTAAACACTGTGTCGGTAGCGTCCTCTTTCGGTATCCACCTGAAGTTAGTTATCTTGTGCATCACACGATCACGGAACGTACCGAAGAATCTAGGCACTGCTGATGGGTTAACAAGTTTAGCTATGCCGTATGCGTCCAAAGGACTTTGAGCTGCGGGTGTACCAGTCATCATCCACAACCACTTGTCAGGAGTGACGAGCGCATTAAGTGTTTTCCAACGTTTGGTCTGCGCGTTCTTGTAGTGAGTCGCTTCATCCACAATGATCAGATCGAAATCGTTGTTGGTGATGGCGTCCGATACGATCTCAACACCATCATAATTTATTACTACGAAATCACTGCCCGCATTAATTATCTGCTTACGTCTTTCTGCTGACCCATACGCTACGTCTACCGACCTGTGCATAGCGAACGTAAACAGATCAGCCTTCCACGCGGAGTCCATGATAGACAGGGGGCAGATAACCAATGCACGTCGAACATAACCTTCTTGCATTAAATAGTCTGCTGCCCAGATTGCACTAGCAGTCTTACCGGTACCTTGTTCATTGAAACAGAAGGCACGTTTGTTAAGCGTAAGGAAAGAAGCGGTAGTCTTCTGATGCTCGAAGGGAGCGTATTTACCTGTCCACTTGTACTTACCTTCGATGGGCGACGGTACCTTTATGTTAAGGTTCTTTAGAACTTGTGCTTCGTCGATACCCCACTTCACAACTACTTTATTATCTGCAAGCTCTTTACTGTTGGGTATAACAGTCGTTACTTTTTGAGGGTTACGAAGGCGCAAAAGAAGCGCCTTGTTGTTAATGATTTCCATCTTTCCTCCTAAAAGCCCCGCTTCGTCCACAGATGGGGCTAGGTCTGCGAAAATGCTACTATGGTGCACGGACTAACCTGATTTTTGTAGGCTCAAAACGTCACTTAACCTAATCGTAAGGATCGAAAAACCCACGTTGTTTATAGACGCATCAGGCTAAGCGTCTGGGAGATTTCTTCTTCAAGTTACGGCTACGGTTTGCGCTTCGGCTCTCTACCCGTACACCGTCTTTATTGCTACCGCCTCTTGCTAATGCTTTGTTATGGCTAACGTCTTTACCTTCTCGTTTATCCGCCTTGCCATTGTTGTTTGCATCTCTTCCAGTCCTATCCATATCACGGCGAGCCTGTTGCCGCTCCATACGCCGCTTGAACTCTGGACTACCGACTGGTTTGTTCTTTTGCTTCTTTCTGTCTTTCTTGTTTTTGTAAGGCATTTACCTTCTCCCGTTGTGCGGGCATTCTAGTACCACACAGTGCGCCCTACACAACCCACTAGGGTTAGCGTTCCACACATCTTTATCATAAGCCGATTCCATATTTGTAAAATCAGCCAACCATTTGCGCCACAACTCACCCTGCATGTTGAACTCATAAGTGTCTTTGACTAACTCGTTTGACACTACGAACATCAACCCGCCGCGCACTGTCTTAACATCAGGAAAGTGCTTGAAGGTAGCTAACGCCATCAACTCCAACTGACCTTTATCTGCGTAACGTGCGTTCTTACCTGTCTTGTAATCCACCACCCAAGCAGTTTCGGTCTCTTCATCAAGGATCACTAAGTCTGCAATCCCA